GCTGCGCAAGGGCTGCACCGAATGCGCAGAAAATGCCTACTGGTGGGAGCAGCACTATCCGGGTTTTGAGGTGGTACAGGTGATGATCTATGACCCCGGACAGCTGTACGAAGCGGACAGGCCGCGGCCAGACGGATGGGAGGCTACCGAAGCGCAGGCGTATCTGATCCTGCGGCGGAGAGGGTTTGCGAAAGTTCGCACCTGACAGATAAAATTATTTTATTTTGCGTGTAATAATTGCGCGAAACGCGGAGAAATACACAAAATCAGCGTAAAAATGCGCGGACAGTGACGGAAACGGGCCGAAACTGCGAATGAAGGGAAATTTTGGAAAGCAGATAGAGCCGTGAAAGGCGGTGGATGAGTGACCAGACAGCAGAAGAAGGCTGTGAGAAAGGCGCTGCGGCAGTACGGGCGCAAGCAGAAAGCAGCGGACGCGGCAGGCTGTGCGGCCGCAGGGCCGGACCCATGGGGACGGGTGATCCGGCAGGTGCTGGACTACTATGCCGAGGCGGACGGGACCTGTGCGGCTCTGCTCAGGCTGCGGTATCTGGAAGAGCGGCCGGAGGCGGAAACGATCGAAAGGCTGCACATTGGGCGGACGACCTACTACCACAAGGAGCTGGAAACGCTGAGCACGGCAGCGGTGTTTGCTGCAAAAGCAGGGCTGATCTGAAACACTGGGTGCGGATGCATCCGGTGGTTTTGTGATGCAACAACGACGACCGCCGCCAGTGGCGGAAACAGGGAGGAGTTGTTGGGGCCGTGGCCAGCAGGATGCAAGGCCCGCCCCAAGGGCCGAAGCAGACGCTGGGAGCCACAACCCGTACTCGCTGCGACGACCGCAAAATGTCCGCAGTGTTTTTGCAGGCTGTTTGGTGGTAGGCTGAAAGCAACAGCACAGGAAGGAGGGCCGGGCATGGCTGAGCGCAGATACTGCAAAAACACCGTGCCGGGCAGGCAGGGCCGGGGCAAAAAGTACCCGGCAAAGGTGCGGGCCGAGGTGGTGATGGCCATGATCGGCACAAACTCCATCTGTGCGGTGGCGAGAAAATACGGCGTGCCGGAGAGCACCATCCGCAGCTGGGTGGCAGAGGAAGCAAAGAAGCCGGACGGAGAATTTGCAAAAGCACGGGCCGAAGCGGCGCGGGAGATCGCAGCCAGAGCGGCGCTGGGCGCAAAAGCACAGGTGAGCTACCTGCAGCAGCGCGCAGCAGAGAACCAGCGCGCCGCCGAGATACGGACAAAGCTGCAGCAGCGTCTGGATGAGGATGCACGGGCCAGAAACTATGAGCTGGGCGTGCTGCTGAAGAGCGAGGAAGAAAACCTGCAGGACGCTGCCGAGACAGGCCTTGTGATACGCAGCGCACCGGGGACCTACGACCGGCAGCTGACGGACGAAGAGCGCACCGAGCTGGAAAAGCAGCTGGAGCGATACGAGAGCCTTGCCATGAGCGACAAAGACGCGGCCAAGGTGACAGCGGTATTGCTGACAGCAGCAGAAAAGGCTGCGGCACTGGTGCCGAAGGACGAAGGCAGCGGCCAGAGCGCGGCCCCGGCGGTGCTGATGGAGCGGCAGGACGAGGGCGGGCAGCAGGAGGTGGTGCTGGATGGCAGCGGAACTGTATAAAAACCGGCTGGTCATCTGGCGGCCGCAGCCCAAGCAGGCAGCCTTTATGCGCCGCAGCGAGGACGAAGCGCTGTACGGCGGGGCAGCAGGCGGAGGAAAGAGCGATGCACTGGTGATCGAAGCGCTGCGGCAGGTGGACATTCCGCACTACCGCGGGCTGATCGTGCGGAAAACCTACCCGCAGCTTTCGGAGCTGATCGACAAGACGATGCAGTACTACAAGCCGGTATTCCCGAAAGCGCGGTACAACGCCTCCAGCCACGTATGGACCTTTCCGAGCGGGGCGAAGATCTATTTTGGCAGCATGTTCCGCACGCAGGACAAATACAACTATCAGGGCAAAGCCTTTGATTTTATCGGCGTGGACGAGCTGACCCACTTTACCTGGGAGGAATACAGCTACCTGATGAGCCGCAACCGACCTACCGGGCCGGGCACGGCAGTGTACATGCGGGCCACGGCAAACCCCGGCGGCATTGGCCACGGATGGGTGAAGGCACGGTTCATTACACCGGCACCACCGGGCACGAGGATGGTGCAGCTGGTGGATGTGAAAAAACCGGACGGCAGTGTAGAAAAGCTGCGGCGGACAAGGGTGTTTATCCCGTCCACGGTGTTTGACAACAAAAAGCTGCTGGAAAACGACCCGGGATATCTGGGCACGCTGGCAAGCTTACCGGAAGCGGAAAAGCAGGCACTGCTCTACGGCGACTGGGACAGTTTTAACGGGCAGGTATTTACCGAATGGCGCAACGACCCGGCCCACTACGAGGATCAGCGGTGGACGCATGTGATCAAGCCGTTCCGCATTCCAGCACACTGGCGCATCTGGCGCGGGTACGATTTTGGCTATGCAAAGCCTTTCTCCGTTGGCTGGTACGCAGCGGACGAGGAAGGACGGCTTTACCGCATCAAGGAGCTGTACGGCTGCACCGGCGTGCCCAACGAAGGCTTGAAGATAGACCCGGTAGAGCAGGCGCGGCGCATCAAGGAAGCGGAGGAAAACGACCCAATGCTGCGCGGGCGGCAAATTACCGGCGTGGCAGACCCGGCTATCTTCAACGAGAGTCAGGGCGAGAGCATTGCGGCCATGCAGGAAAAGCACCCGAATTACATCTTCTGGACACCGGGCGACCACACGCGACTTGCAGGCAAGATGCAGCTGCACTACCGGCTGGCATTTGACGGCGAGGGCAGGCCGATGTTTCAGGTATTTGATACCTGCAGGCATTTTATCCGCACCATTCCGAACCTTGTGTACGACGAGAGCCGGGTGGAAGACATTGACACCACCCAGGAAGACCACATTTACGACGAGTGCCGGTATGTGCTGATGGAAAACCCCATCAGCCCCAGAAAGACCGAACCGGTGCAGCCGATGAAAGATGACCCGCTGGACATGGACAGACGCAAGAGCCGGACGCGGGTGATGAGGGTGTGAAACGATTTGAATGCCCACCGCGTGCGCTCTGGGCATATGCAGCGGAATTTGATTTTTATTTTTCGCATTTGTCGCGGCCTGTGGGCCGCTCCGAATGCATTTTCACGAGAAGAGACCCTAGCGATAAACGGCATCAGGAAAAAGGAGCGGGAACGTGGACGGAGGAAAATTTGAACAGTTTATCAACCACTTCGATGAAGCACCATTGGTGGGGGAAAACGGCTTGACGACAGAGCCGGAACTGCCCGCACAGCAGGTGATCGGGGAAGAGGACATCCGCAAGGCAAACGACATTTTGCAGAAATACAAGGCTGGAAAAGCAGCCCTTGACAAGCGCATTGTGGATAACGAATTGTGGTTTCGCATGGGGCACTGGAAAAATTACGAAAACAAGGAAATGCAGGGCAAGCCCAAGCCTTCCAGCGGATGGCTGTTCAACAGCATTGCCAACAAGCACGCCGATGCCATGGACAACTACCCGGAACCGAACGTGCTGCCGCGGGCAGAGGACGACGAGAAAACAGCAAAAGCGCTTTCCAAGATCCTGCCCACGGTACTGGAGCAGTGCGACTACGAGACCGTGTACAGCGACACATGGTGGCGCAAGCTGAAGACCGGCACCGGCGTGAAGGGCGTGTTCTGGGACCCGGAGGCGCGCGGCGGGCTTGGCGAGATCTGCATCCGGAGCGTGAACCTGCTGATGCTGTACTGGGAGCCGGGCGTGGAAGATATTCAGGACACGCCGCACCTGTTCAGCTTGAGCCTTATGGACAATGACCAGCTGGAAGGGCGATACCCGCAGATGGCCGGGCACACGGGCAGCAGCATGGATGTGGCAAAGTACATCCACGACGACAGCATTGACACCGGCGACAAAAGCGTTGTGGTGGACTGGTATTACAAAAAGGCCCTTGAGGGCGGGCAGACGGTGCTGCATTACTGCAAATACTGCAACGGTGTGGTGCTGTATGCCAGCGAGAACGACCCGCAGTATGCCCAGCGGGGCTTTTACGACCACGGGAAATACCCCTTTGTGTTTGACCCGCTGTTCCGGGAAGAGGACAGCCCGGCGGGCTTTGGATACATTGATGTGATGAAGGACACCCAGACCGCCATTGACGAGATGAACCACGCCATGGACGAAAACGTGAAACTGGCTGCAAAGGCCCGTTATGTGCTGAGCGACACAGCGGGTGTGAACGAAGAAGAGCTGGCCGACTTTGGCAAGGACATCGTGCACGTGGTGGGCAGGCTGACGGACGACAGTTTCCGGCCTTTGCAGACCAATGTACTGAGCGGCAACTGCATCAGCTACCGGGATGCACGGGTGAGCGAGCTGAAGGAAATCAGCGGCAACCGGGATGTGAGCCAGGGCGGAACCACCAGCGGCCTGACAGCGGCAAGCGCCATTGCGGCTTTGCAGGAGGCGGGCAGCAAACTTAGCCGCGATATGCTGAAAAGCGCGTACCGGACGTTTGCAAAAGAATGCTACCTTGTGATCGAGCTGATGCGGCAGTTCTACGACGAAGAGCGGGTATACCGCATTACCGGCGAGAGCGGCGGCGTGGAGTATGTGCCGTTCAGCAATGCGATGCTGCAGGCCGTGCCCGGCGGCAATGTGGGCGGTGTGCAGCTGGGCGACCATGAGCCGGTGTTCGACATTACGGTAAGCGCGGCAAAGAAAAGCACTTTCAGCCGCCTTTCTCAGAACGAGACGGCAAAGGAGTGCTACCAGCTGGGATTCTTTGCACCGGCCAACGCCGATGCTGCCCTTGCTGCGCTGGAAATGATGGACTTTGAAGGCATTGAGAAGGTGCGGGAGAGGGTGAGCCAGAACGGCACGCTGTACCAGCAGCTGCAGCAGATGGCACAGCAGATGCAGAAGATGGCCGCCATCATTGACCAGCAGAACGGCACCAACGTGAGCGCAGCAGCCAGCGCGGCCGGACAGGCTGCCGGTGCTGCCGGAACAGGGGGCGGCGGGACCGCGGACGCGAAGAGCACCACCAACAGTCTGGGAGATGTGGTGGGCGAAAGCGGGAGCAACAGCATGGCGACCCAGGCCGCAAAGCGGGCCATGGACGTGAACAACCCGAACAAGTGAAGGAGGAACGGCATGGAGCTGAAAGACACCATCGATGGCATGATCAGTAACGACTACCGGGAACGCTTTAAAGCGGAGTACCGGCAGACGAAGGAGCGGTATGAAAGGCTGAAAGCGTTTTGCAACCGGATCGAGGCGGCGGAAAGGACCGGAAGGGAAGAGCCGAGGCATGATTGCCCGCTTGAACTGCTGCGGGAACAGCAGAAACGCATGGGGATGTATCTGGAAACGCTGGAGATCCGGGCGGCGATCGAACAGATCGATCTGAACACGTGACCGGGGAAGGAGAAGAAAATGATCAACATCATTTATAACGAAGCGGGACAGGACATGGTGCTGCGGGCGGAGGGACACGCGGGCTATGCGCCGAAAGGACAGGACATTGTGTGCGCGGCGGTGAGCACGCTGATGCAGAGCCTGGCTTACAGCGTGGATAGCGGCACTGTGACCTGCGACACGAGCGGGGACAACATCCTGTGTGTACAGGCGAGCCGGAGCCTTGACACTCTGGCAAAGTTTGAGCTGGTGATGGATGGGCTACACCTGCTGGCCCAGCAGTACCCTGAGAATGTGCGGCTCATGAACCTGCATGCAAACGATGCAGACAACATGGATC